GCTTTCCGACTCCGGCCCTGGCCGGGATGGTGGTCGTGGGCTGCGGCTTTGGCAAGGATCGATTTTGCAGCGTGCTCTGGGCGACTCCCGTACTGAGAGCGTCCAGGGATTTCACCAGACTGGTGGATAAGGGATTGGACGTGAGGCTCATATCGTGATGGTAAAAATATCCTCGGTCAGTGGCGCCGAATAGCTCGACGAGAAAGGGATTACCTTCCGGTCTCGCTCCTCCGACGTGACGCCTGGAAAGCTGATTACCAGCTCATGCGATTCGAGCAGCCCCCCGTGGTAGACCACGGTGGGCAATCCGGTGAGTGCGCTGGTTCCGGGTGAGGATCCGGCAGGGGCTGCGGTCGGCGTATCCGGATGTGATATCCCGGTACCGGAGATCGAACAAATGGCCAGGGAAAACTGGCTGATGGCCGCACCAGTGTCCGGGGAAAGCGTATGCGACACCCGCTGACATTTTCCGCACGCATGCACTCCGGGTACGTCCAGGTCGATCGTCTGATCGAGGTCAATGGCGGGATTGAGGGCGACGGACGCAGAAACGGTGTTGCGTCGATGGGATCCCCAAATGCGGATTTTGGCGATTTGAATCAGCGCGCTCATGGCCTCGTTGGCGGCGTCTCTGCCGGTGTCATTGGTCAGTTGGACATTTGCACTCGTGGTGGATCCGATGGCCGGGGTTGCGGTATCCAACGGCGGGATTCCGCTGATTGCATTCGAATACATCAGCATGGCGTGTTCTGCGGTCTGCACGGGGGGGTAGAGGCCTTCCAGCGCTCCGGACAATCGATCTCGGAGTGTTCCGACTTCCGCAATGCTGAGCGGTGCCGAAACCTCGATCGAGAACTGCTCCTCGACGGTCTGCGTGTAGTGGAAACCGACGGTGGCGGTAAATCCCATGCACAGCAGGGAATCATACTGTCCGGGCCCCCAAATCCCGGCCGCACCCATATCGACGGGAGAGGTAGGCAGCGGGTCGTACGAAATGGTCAGGATGGTTGCCCCCGCCCCATGAATCGCCGCCTCAACCTGTTGCCGTTGGAGCCACCATCCGCCGGCCTGGACGTAGGCGGCGAATGTCGACACGTCGACATAGCTGAAACTAAGCGAATACCCTTCGGCTTTGACCCTCGGAAATCGGAATCCAAAATCGATGTCGACCCGGTTGATGAGCTGATACCGGCTCGACATCGACAAGTCCAGGCTGCCATCGAGGATGTGGGCCTCGGTGAACGTGAGATCCGGGGTGGATTTTGGCGCCCAGTTCGTGACCCGCAACGCTCGGATGGGGCTGAAATCCAGGGCCGCCGGGAGCGTGGACAGCCTGTCCTGGGAGTGTGCCCAGCCGCGCGCCGCGGGGTCGAAAACCACCGGGCTGGCATAGCCTCCGGGAATCGCGGCGTCGATCGCTTCGACCGTCATGCCATCGACGAAATTCTGCAGGTCGTCCGTGCAGCGCAGGCTGACGATTCCGGATTTGAGGTCTAGGTCCGGGGTGTCGATGACTCCGGTGAATAGCCGCGCGACGGATGCGGGGCTACCGGTAGCCATGTCCGCGATGTCGATCAGGATGGCGGTCCCGACCCAATCGGCGATGGTAAATTCGGTCCCGGTCAGGGGGCGAATCGACAGGTCTGCTACCCGCGCGCTACCTTCCTCGGCGTCGATCCGGATTTCTCCCACGACTCGCGCGGACCAGTCCGATCCGCCAATCGATACCTGGGCGGCCCAGATTCCGGCTCGGTCGTCGATTCCGGTAGTGCCGGGATAGGTATTGCTCATCCCATCACCAAGTATGCGACGAACAGCACCGCTGCCCATGAGGAGAGCATCAGCAGGACCAGAGGAATTACGAAGGGAATTAAACTTCTTCGCATGTGATCTCCCACCGATACGTGGCATCGCCACGTACGCCGGATTCTGTCGGGCGGCTGACCCAGCAGGTGAGCAGCGGGTAATACAGGATCTGGTAGCCAACGGCACCGGTGATTTCGTCGGCCGTGGCGAGGTTTCCCGCGATCGCGAGGCCGGTATTGACGATGCTGCCATCGGGACGGATGGCCCATGCCCATGGCTCGGCACCGGGGTCACTGCGCCGGGACGCGGGCAGGGTCGCCTGCCGGCTGTCGTTGGCGATCACGGTGCGCGGGATGATGCAGGCGACGGTCTGCTGCCGCGTGGTGTCTATCCCTCCCAGGCCAGGGGGGGACCATCCGCCTCCGCTGATGGTCGTGCGCAGACGAGACCAGGTGACTTGCTTGATGCCGGCGCCAGACATCGTCCGCAAAATCGATTCTCCGCCCATTGGCTCGTACGTCTGATCCAGGTCTAGCGCGGCGCGGTTCGGGATGATCAGGGTATTCTCGAGGGTGCTGATTTGCAGGGAAATCATTTGCGTCCTCCCGACTGTAGCGCGGCCCGGCCAAACTGGCTTTGCAGCCGGGCCAGGTCATCCTGGGCCATCGATACCGGGAATCGGCCGATGTCCGGAAAGTGGAAGACGGCAGTTTGCCGGGGCGGCGCGTGGCTTGGGAGCGACCCGAGAGGGATTCGGCCGACCAGCCCGCCGTCGGCAAATCCGGGCAAGGCCCGCATTCCGAGGGCGTTGAACCGCTCCAGAAACGCCAGGGCGCCCGGTTGCATCACGACTTCGGAGCGGGCGACGAATTCGCCGCGATGGACGATTCCGGCCGGGTCGAATTTGCCGCCTCGGCCGGTGAATCCGCCGGTCCAGAACTCGGGGAAATCGGACGCCGTGCTGTCCGGGGACCCGCCGGCGTTGACCTGTTTGACCGTTACCGTCACCGTCTTGTCCTGGATGGCGGCCAGCTCGCTCTGGATCGTCTGAATGGCGGCGGTCGCTTCGGCGATATCGACCGACAATTTCAGATTGGCCGCCTTGTTTTGCAGGTCGGTGATCTGCTGTTCGATCGTCTTGAGGGTTTCGGCTTGCCCCTGGGCTTTTTCCTCCAGCTGCTGGCTTTCGTCCTGCTTGATCTTGGCGCGGGCTTCGTCGGCGGTGGCTTTGGCTTCGGCAATCCGTTCGACTGCGCGCGCCTTTTCTTCGGGGTCGGAGATTTTTTCGAGTTGCTTTGCGGCCCGCTCTGCGTCGTGGGTGGCCTGATCCGCCAGTTTCTTGGCGTTTTCGACGCGTCCTTGTTGTGCCGCCAGCTTGGCCAGAAGCGCATTCTGCGTGGCGTCATCGACCGCATTGCCGCCGTCGATTCCGGGTAGCGCAATGCGCAACGGGCCGGTTTCTTTGGGGGATTGCGCGCTCCGAATCTTGTCCGCTTCGTCTTTCCCGGCCTGTCTCGTCTCTCCGGCTTTCTCGAGCAGCGACCTGGCTTTCTCCGCGGAATCCCGTGCGCCATCGAGGGATTCCTTCCAGGCCGATCTCAGGGCGTCGCGCAGCTTCCCGGCGTTGGCAATCTGGGCCTTGGTTGCCTTGTCGTCGTTTTCCACGATTTCCGCCGAGACTTTTCCGGATTCGATCGCCCGCAAGTGCTCCAGGTTGCCGAGCGCGGTCTGCAGCTCCGATTGCAGGCGCTTGCGCTTGGCGGCGACATCCTCTTCGACGGCCAATGGCTTGCCGAAATCCTCCTTCATCCTTTCGTAGATCTGCTCGTTCTGCCGGGACTGTTCGTCCCGCGCTTCGCCGATCGCCTTGAAGGCCACCAGATTCCCGGACAATAGCGCAGCGGCTTGTGCGGCCATGGCCCCCAGGGCATCGCCCATGTCCGTGAGCGCCAAAATCGATGCGCGCACGGCGAAGGACACCGCCTCGATCGCAAGCGCGAAATTTTTCCCGTGCTGGACGCCCAGCGTGCTCATGAAGGAGCCCATCTTGACCATAGTCGGCAACAGCGCTTCACCGATCTGGATTTCCAGCGACTTGGATACCAGGGCCAAGTCCTTTTGGGCTTCCTTGTACGCTCGGCTTTGCGCGGCGGCTTCCGGTCCGATGACTAAACCAAGCGCTTTGGCCTTCGCTTCTGCGGCTTCCAGTTGTTCGGACGTCAGTTTGAGGATCCCTCGTAGATCGCCCCAGGCCTTGCCATAGACGGACATGCCCGCGATGTTTTGTTCGACGCCGTTCTTGATCTGGGCCAGTTTTCCGTTCACCGAGGCCATGATTTCGCCGGCGGGCAGCAGGGCGCCGGAGACGTCCCGCGTGCGGACGCCAAGGGCGGTGAACGCCTCCTCGTTGCTGGCCAGGTTGCGCGATAGGGCCAGGGAGGCCTTGCCCAGCAGATCGGCATCGATGCCGAGATGCTGGAGCGCGACGGCCAGCACCGAAGCCTTTTCGGTGGACGTGCCCATGGATTTTGCCAGGGCGGCCACCTGGCCGTTCCACTCATTGGCCGCGTTGATGCTGGCCTTGAACATCGCTCCGCCAGCGAGCACGGCGCTGGCGGCGGCCAGCGCGGCCTTGAATTTGTCGAGACCGAAGGTCAGCGGGGCGATGGCGGCCGTGGTCTGGCTAGAGAAATCGACGGCGGCGCGCTGGACCTGGTGAAATGCGGCGACGGCGGCGCGCTGGACCTGGTGAAATGCGGCGACGGCTCCGGTCGGGTCCCCGGTGATGACGACTTTCGTTTCAGCCATGCTTTTTCATCCCTTCTTGGTGGCCTGTTCGAGCACGGCCAGGTACAGGCTCCACGGGTAGTCGAGGATCTGCGAATGCCCTCGCTCGATCAGCGCGCAGGCGATGCGGTCGAGGTCGGCGGTTCCTCGTCGGCAGACAGCCGGTCGATGTGGGCCATCAGGAGCTTCCGCACCCGAAAAAAAGGGGGGTTCAACGCCTTGGCGGCATCGACCAGCGGCATCAGCTCGCTGGCGGCGAAGGTCTCCAGGACGGCTACCGGGGCGTCGCACATCCGGGACAGCTCATCCAGTCCCAGCCCTGGGAACGCCAGAGCCTGGACGGGATCTCGCTGGGCACTCGCGGTCGCCTCGACGAGCCAGGCGCGAACCTCGCCGAACGTCAGTTCGCGCGCGGTGATGGTCTGCTCGCCCACCTGGACGATCTGAGTTGCTGCCATCGATCAGGACTCCTGCTCGATCAGGACGTATTGCGATTTCCCGGTCGTGGTGATCGATCTGTCCCGGACCAGCGTGAATGGGAGCGACATCGTAACGAAGTCGTCCGAAATTAGCTGCAGCGAGGACAACGCGCCCAAATTCGCCTTGAAGATCTTGATGACCAGCGCCTTGCCGTTGACCGAGTTGATTCCGTCAAAGACGATCGATACTTCCGGGGAGGTGGTCATCAGTGCCTGCACGCTGCCGCTGGCGACGGGGGTATAGTCGATGGTCACGTCATCGCCAGAAATGACCCCGCCAGTGGTGATCGTGGAGCCAATCGTGATTCCCCCGGCGCTGACCGAGTAATCGGCCGCCAGGATCGTCGTGGCGCCCTTTTTGACGACCGGGGCAACCGTGGTGTTGATCAGGCGTTTGGTCGGCAGGAACATGCCGGGGACGATTTTGTATCCGGACTCGCCGGTAATCGGCGTGGTATTGTTCGTGCCCGAGGTGCCGAACAGGGCGAGCGCCAGATTCTCGACGCCGATCCGGCGCAGGTCCATCTTTCCGGATCCGCCGGTGATGCGTTTGAAGCTCGCGTCGATTCCGCCCGACGCATTCGTGTAGTCGGGCAGCGTTTTCTCTTCTTGTGTGAAGCTGAACTCGAAGGCCGATGAGTTTTCGACCGGGCGGAATTTCCGCCCTTCGAAGGTGGCGGAATCGGAGTAGAGCGCGACGGAAATTTTACCGACGCCGGAATACGCTGAAGTCATTATTTGTCCTTTGCATCAATGGGTGCCAAAGTAGGCGGGAATCGAGAATCCGAACGACAGCCGAAGGACTCGTCCATCGAATCCCGTGGCTTGTCCGTCGGTGATTTGCGGATGCCGCATCAGCGCGTACTCCCACCCGACCAGCGCGTTCGCGGCGGCCTCGAAGAGTTCCGCGGCCGCGGTTTTCTGTGCGCCAGAGGCCCTGGCGACATCGCAGTAGACGGAAAATGAATACTGCAGAATGACCGAGGCCGAGCACCCGCGCACTTGCCCGGCGTGCTGGATCTGGAGCAGCAGGATCTGGCCGGCGACTGGGGCACTGGCGTCGTCGGTCAGGTCGATGGGGTCGAATGTACCCAGGAGCACGCTGCCCGGCGCGCATTTCGTCGCCAGGTAACCGAGGATGGTGGATTCGGTGTCGAAAATCATGGGGAGACCCGGACCAGCCTGGCGCGCATTTCTGTGGCGCTGATCTGCTCTGGCGTGCCGGAGATTTTGAAAGCGATGCCGCCCACGGTGCCGGTATCGCCGTGCTCCAGATCCGGCCCCAGCGCATAGCTCAGGGTGTGCGTCGTGGTGGTTGCGGCAGTGAACGCCTGATCATCGGCCGTGTCGAGGATGCCAACAAAGTAATTCGCGCCGAATACGCAGTTGACCCCGAAGTCGGCGACGGCATAAAAAGTGGTGTCGTCCGGGCATCTCATGGTCAGGGACTTTCGGATTCCGGGGCATCGGTGACGCGGCACACCCTGCCGATCGATTGGGCGTAGGTGGCGTCGGAGACGGACAGCAGGACCGGCGTCCCGACCGGAACTTCCTGGCCGCCCTGCCAGCAGGGACGGGTCGTGATGCACTCGACCATGCCGGCAGAAGGGGTGCGGTCGGCCGTCGGCGGCGCTTGCACGTCGCCGACGGGATCCGCTTGGGGGGTCGCTTTGCGGCTCATCAGGTGATCGTGCTCGCTGCCGAGAAGGCGCCAGCGATGCGTACGCCAACGTCGGCCGTCAGGAAGGCGCGAATGCCGGTGATGCCGGCGGCAAAGTTGGCGAATGGGTTGGCGGCCAGTTCGAGCGCGCCCCATTCGGCAAAGATCACTTGCGAGAAATCGCCGAAGATGGCGGTCGCGGCGGGCATCTGGTTGGTCGACATGGCGCGGAAGCCGAGCACGTTCCCTTCGAGGATGTTGCCGACCCACAGCGGCGTATCGGTCGAGGTGAAGCGCTGCCGTTGCGCGAGCATACTGGCGACCGTCGGCGTGGTGAGGTAGGCGCACGACGGCGACAGCGCATTGGCGCCGGCCACGTCAACCTGCGCGTCGAGCAGGGCGGCCAGAGCCAGCGAGGTGCCGGTGAATGCCCCAATCGAGCCGGTACCGAGGATCCCGACCGGAGCACCGGAGCCGCCGACGTTGATAGCGGCCGCGTCAAGCGAGATGCCCAACACCTTCGCCAGGTCATTCATGACGAACTGGTCGGCATCCGGCGTGCTCTGCTGCAGCAGCAAGCGGGATATCTCGGTGTACGCGCCCAGCACCTTGGGACGCAGTTGCAGCAGGCCGATGGTCTGCTGACTCTCGGTGATGCTGGTCGCTTCCGTCGACAGCCAGTAGCCAGTAGCGGCGCCGGTTTGTTTGGTGATATCCGCGTTGCCGACCAATCCGCCCAGCGTGCGGGCGCCGAGCGCTTTCAGGAGGGTGGCGTTGCGCAGCAGTTCGATGAAATCCTGCGGGCGCAGTTCCGTTGCGACCATGTGGCCACCGGCGGTGGTGGTGCCTACGGTCATGTCCCGTTTCTGCACTTCCATTGGAAGGAAAAGGGAGTTTTCGGCCTGGCGCTGAATGCCGGCGGCCTGGGCCTTTTCAGCGAATGCGTTGCTCGCCTCGCGCTCCAGGCCGGCCTTGCTCCAGTCTCCGCTGAGCAGCGCCGAGACGGCGCGGACCAGCGAAAAGCGGCGGGTTTCGCCGGGGGTCATGCCGATTTCCGGGGTCCACTTCGTGCCGCGCTGGGCGACGTGGGCCATGATTTGTTTCGCGAATTCTTCGGCGCTGGTGCCGCTACGGATGGCTTGTGCGGCCATATCGGCCACGCCAAAGGATTCGAATTGCTTGGCCATCGCTTCAATCGAGGCGATGCGCTTCAGCGCGGAGTCGTTGGCGGCGCGCTCGATGGCGGCCAGTTCTTCAGGGGTCATTTTGGTTTTTTGCTCCAGAGGGGTCAGGGTTGCCGGCACGGCCGGCGCTGCGGGGGGTGTTGCGGGTTCGTCGTCCACCATCCGGCCAATGCCGACGCTGGCATCAGCCGGGATGGTGACGAGAGAATTTTCCAGCGGTTCCCAGTCGATGACACGATAGACCGTTGGCGAGTCCGCAGCCCGTTCCAGGGGACCGGCGACGCTATCGAGCGCACGCCGGAAGGCGGCCCGATCGCCGGGGGTATCGCGCTGACAACGCGACATCACCCGGCCGAATAGCTGGCCGTCGAGTTTTCGTTCGATCGATTTGCCGTCTTTGGTCGTGCTCTGCTCGATGACGGCGTGGATCTCGTAGCCAACGGACGCTTTTGCGAGATGTCCGCCGGTGATCAGGGCAATCGTGCGGCCTTCGTCGGCGGCCCAGGCCACGACGACGTTTCCTCGAACGGTGTGGCCGTCGGCGAGGATGGAGCCAGGGACGTGATGGCCGATCAGGGCATCGAGGCAGTGGTTGTAGAGCAGCGCGGCGCCGTCGTTGAGGCGATCCAGGCGAACCGAATCCGGATTGCAGTCGAGGACCTCGATGCCCCACCAGCGCTCGTAAGGAGTGTCGCTGGCAAAAGACATTGCCAGGGTTAGGTCTGCTCCGGGCATCTGTTCCAGGCTATCCCGTTTCTGGTAATCGATATTAGTTTGTCTGGTCAGTCTCATTCGATTTTTTTCGGTATGTTTGTCAAATTTAAATATCAGACCAGCAGGGGGTCCAGCGCGGCCGCTGCCCGGAATATTGCATTCCATGTCTGTGGGGTTGGCGGTGTCGGCAAAATTGACGACCGGATCCCAGTGGATATGGGATTATCTCGGTCGATCAGTGTGGTGTATTTCCAAAACCGTTGGCGTTTCGCGGTCAGCGTGAGCACGGCAGCGTCGATTTGTGCTTCCGTGACCCCAGCCTCGACGCAGGCCTGGACAAACTGCCATTTTGTGACCGTTGGCCGAGGATCGATCAAAACCGGGGCATCTTCGTCGGTTTCCAGCCAGACCGTTTTTTCCGCCGGAACGATCCAGATATGCGTATTTTTTCCGGCTGCAATAGCAGCAGTCTCGGCGGCCTGTGCGTCAGAAAATCTAGTGGGTCCTGTAAATGCGGTCCTGGCCATTTTATGCTCCGTAGGTGATGCGCGAAAGAACACCATACAGCAACAGAGCGTCGGTATTGGCCGTTAGCTGCATGGTGACGCTTAGATCTGCAGTTAGGGATGTGTCAACAGTGCTTCGGCTAGATGAGGAATCTGCAGTCGTCATTCCTCCGATGCCGTTATAAGCGGTTGTCGTGATCGACCTGCCCTGTGATTGGCTATTCATGACTCCTTGATTCCGGGTCGTCAGTAACGCCTCCCCTGTAAGGAGGCTGGATCCATAAACCATAATTCCTTGCATCGTAGATGACCCGACTTTTACGCGCACGTACTTGCCGCTGTTCCCGGAATTTCCGCCGAGGCGCAGGATGCTCTCAAAAATCCCATTTGGCCCCATGGAATTGCCTTTGAAACCATTCGGGATGGTAATGGCGGTGACTTCTGAGGTTATCTGTGTCAGCCATCCTGCGGAAATCTCCGAATCTCCGAACGGGATAGGACTGGCCGGGATCATCGGAATCCCCGACGTATAGACGTCCTTGTACAGTTCTCCAGCCGTGTCCGACGTCATCTTGTAAAAATACCACCCGGCAGCAATCGTCATGCCGCCAAAGTTGTCCGGTAGGTAGGCATACCCACCGATGATCTGCGAATAGTAATGCGAGGTATAAATAGCGGCAGAAAGCGTAAATGTCCCTCTCAGACCAGACCATTGCAGTCCGGAGTTGCTTCCGTTCCCGGAGAATAACCGGAACGGAACGCCGACCGCGAGGACTGGATTCCCAATTTCCCGGTTGCTGAGGATTTGGTTACCGCCGATTGGTCTGACTCCTGGAGGGAGCCCGACGGGGGTTGCTGCATTCGCGGACACCAGGCCCGCTTCCAGATCTGCACTCAAGTTCAGGATGGAATTTGCGGCGACTTGAGTGCCCGACAAGAAAATGTCTCTGGTCAAGGTAATGGTCATGGGTTGATCTCCATTGTATTTTTCATCTTCGCTGGCGACGGGGAAGGTTGTGTCAGGTCGATGCCGTATTTCTGCGCCAGCTTTTCTTCGGTCTGCAGATCGTCGAAAATCTCCTCGATGTCGCGGCCCTGTTCGCGGGCAATGCGCGAGCGCGAGGTGATGCGCAAAGCTATTCCTTCGCGCGCGGTTTCGACATCCTTGAGCGGATCGACCCAGGCCCAGCCGCGGAACTGCCACGCGTGCGCGGCGAATTTGTCGGCCTTGAGGATCGGCAGGGCGGCGCCGTTGTCGAGCAGGATGGCGCCGTTGAGCAGCGAGAATCGCAGCCAGTCGGCGAAGATCGGCTCCAGCCACGCGGCGGCGAACCAGGTCTGGCGCTTCTTCCACTCATCTCGCGCACTCAGCAAGGCGGCGCGGATGCTGCTGAAATTCACGGCCTCGTAGTCGTTGCAGAGTTCCGGGTAACTGGCTCCTGGCAGGCCGCTGGCCATGCGCTGATTCGCGATTTTCAGGAACGGCCCGAATACTTCGTTTGGGTATTTGCTGTCGACGGTGCGGATGTCGTAGCCGGTCGGAATGGTGTCCCAGGTGCCGGCGGCGCTGGTGACGATGCGGGCGCCTTCGCTGCCGTCTTCGTCGGTGGTCTCGGTGCCGATCGGCGGGGCGCTGCCGTCCGGCGAAACGAAAAACCCGAGATGGTCGGCGCCGTGCTTGGCGGCTACGAGCGCCGACAGCGCAAATTCGCCAGAGTAGTACATGGAGAGGATCGCCGCATGCCCCCAGGGAATGCCGCGGCGCTGTTCGGCCCGCTGCGGGATGAAGCGGTGCAGCACGGCATCTGCCGGGACACGCTCGGCATTACGCGCGCTTGCGGCGGTCATCTGGCCGGTGGTGAAGTGGTATGCCACCGGTCTCCCTTCCGCGCTGACTTCGACGCCGGCGACGATGGCGTTTTGGGTGCCGTTGGCGGGGCGATTGAGCCAGGTGGCGAGGCGGTCGACGTCAAGCAGTTGCAGCGAGTAGCCCCACTGGTTACCGGCGGCCTTGCCGTATTTCGGCAGGACCAGTGCCTCGCCGTCGCGCGCGGTGCCGCGTACGATCGCCTGGCAGAGGCCGGTCCAGGAGTAGGCGCCGGAGATCTCGCAGACGCCCAGATTGCCCCATTCCAGCCAGCTATTGGTGATCGCCGTGCGGGCGCCGGTGTCCGGGTTTCCGGGGGCGTTGTCGACCAGCGAGACGAGGCGCGGTGCAGACTCGCCGACGATGTTGGTCTCGGCGATGTCCAGGTAGTTGCGCATGAAGTCGTTGTCGAATTCGAGCTTGCGCGACCGGCTGCGCAAGGCATCCAGGTCGTTGCGCAGTTCGTCGTCAATGCGTTCTGCGGTTAGGCGCCAGCTATCGGTCAGGCGGTTGAGCTTGGCGGCGGCAAAGCCACGCTGTTGCTGCGGGGCGATGGCGCGGCGAAACGCGGCGGCCACGCGGGAGACAATGCCCGGTTTCTGCATCGATCAGAATCTCAGGTAAACGCGGCCGGACTGCGGCACGCCGGACGCAGCGCGGACCTCGCGGCGGTAGCGGTCGCGCAGGATCAGCAGGTCTGGGATGGGGATGGATTTCAGGTGGCGATCGCCGATGGTGTATTCGGCGACGGCGATGTCGCGGCCTTCGATCCAGGCTTCGAGCGCGTCAAGCGTTTTCTGAGCGTGCGTGCGGGCGTCGAATCCGCCTGTCGCTGCGGCGAAGCTCGCGAGGATCTGCAGCACGCCGGCGGCGTTGGTGTAGGTCTTGCCGGCCTTGGTCGCTCGCTCCTGCCAGGTGTAGGTGCCCGGTGACCACGCGGCGGTGGTGGCCAGCGGCACTTCGACGACGTGGTCGTCGCCGTCGGCGCTTGCGGCAATGGTGATTTGGCTGCCGGACTTGACCAGCACGTAGCTGAGAGTCCAGCCGGCGCCGGCCGGGAAGTGGGACAGCGAGCGGCGCCAGGTGACGGTGTCTCCAGCCCGCAGCGTGGCGGGTACGGCAGTCGGTACGGGATAGGTCATGCTCTAGCGTTTTACTCAGGACGTGTCACGCGGTTAAGGCGGGGGAGGTGACACTATGCCTGCGGGGGCAAACCGCGCCAACTCACAAGGAATCCTTGACGGTTGCTGGTGACACGCGGGCCACCCGGTAAACGTGCTGCCGGGAAACGCC